CTTACACTGACCAATTGATTCTTCGTTTTCAAATTTAAGTCTAACATATCCATTTCCTTTGCAATTGTAACATATCACTTCCAACTCCTTTGATGCGTGTCATAATATCGTATAATTTTTTCATACTCTGCTCTGCCTCTCTTCGGTATTGTATAAGGAGAATCTTTAGGAGGTTTATAACCGTTCTTTAATTTACGTCTATACACGGCGCCTAATACAGAATTCTTACTACGGCCAAAGATAGTGCCTATCTGTGAATACGAATACTTTTCTTTTAACTTTTCAATTAGATCTAATTCTCTGTCTGTATATTTTTTTTCAATTCCACTTCTCATTGTACTTTCTCCCTGTGGTATACTTTTTTAAAATCAACTTCGTTAGGACCAACAACTGTAAGAATTGATTCAACAAACTCTAACAAATCGACGTTTGCGTATGCGTTTATTTCGTATCTGTAACCTTTATAAATGCATGCATAAAAAGTGTATGTTATTTCATGTCCGTTAAAATTCTCTGTTTCTTTTTCATTGGTGTTTATTATTTCACAACCTTGAACCGTTAGTTTTTGTATAGGGATTTCTTCTAAACCTTTCCTTGCTATGTCTCTATAGTAATCAATTAACTCCCTTACTGTTTGCTTACTTTTCATTCGTACCTCCTTATTATAATTCTATGCAGTCTTTCCCATTGTAATCTAGTGGCTACCTCCCGACCGTTCCGTGGTTCGCGAAGCGCCTTCAATGATGCTTTTAACTTGCGTAATTTCTTTTCACATTTAGTCATCTTTCTATTCTCCCAGTTTAATTAACACATGACGTAACCATGAGTCTTCCTGTTTTATCTCATAATACAACCAAATACAATAATCATCATCCCCTGGACAAGTTCGCATGAAACTCCAGAACGGGGAAAAGTAAATTAACATCCCCGTAATGATGATCATTGCGAGCCATTTATTCACGGCGCTTGACAATTTCCCCTGCAATCGCAGAGTACGCCGCCAAATCAACATAACTGTCATGTTTCGTTGCATGCATACTTCTTGCGATCTTTACTAAGCCCATCATAATAGCAACCTGATCAGGACGAACAGGCGTCTCGAGATACGTGGACCATAAGTCAGCAATGCGAGTATGATTCACAAGTTTATCACCGTAGTCTTCATGGCGATCACCAGCCACTAGATCTTTCGCTTCTAATAATATGTCTTCACAAATCACTGAAGCCTCGCTCTCTCTTCTTGCGAACGCATTCTTTTTTCATAATACCCGCGCAGTTTTAACATTTCTATTTCATCTTCTCTACCTTGCCACCAACGACCTAAATAAAAAGCAATGCCCCAAGAAATACCGATAGTTAATAAGTGCCAAAAATCAAACATCATGCGGACCCCTCTGGTTTAGACATAGCGAGGTAATGTTCCTCGTCTATCTCGTTTCCTAAATCCCATTGAACGCGTACCCAAACATCAATGTTATCACCACCGTGTTTATCAACGAATTCTTGAGACGTCATCTCTGCAGCATCTTGCTCCATATCCATAAGCCAGTTTTTTACACTACCCATTTTTCTTCTCCTTATGTTTATTTACTAACCATACAATCTGATTACTGATGGAACGTAAATCTTTATCTGCTAACTTCTTAAGATCTTTCCACGTATTAAGTGGAACTGTTACAGACTTATATTTATCCGTGTTCATAAAATTCCTTTCTGGCCAAAAGACCGTGTGTTTATAAAAAGTAACTAATCTATCTTCCATAGCTTTCTCCTTAATATAAAAGACAATATAAGAATTTATTTTATTAAGTCAACCACTCCTTTAATTCTTCGCCTAAAACTTTCGCGGCAATGTCTATTTTATTTCGAAGACTCTTAACAATTTTTTCATCGACAGTCTTCTCTGTCATTAAATCAATGTAAGTAACGCTTTTGGTCTGACCAATACGATGCGCTCTATCTTCTGATTGAATTCTTTTTTCTAAATCGTAGTTGTTAGAATAATAAACAACAGTGCTTGCGGCAGTCAACGTCAAGCCGTAGCCGGCGGTCTGTTGATTACCTACAAAAAATCGCAAGGAATTGTCTGGATCCTGAAAGCGCTTGACAATCTCTTGCCGTTCCTTATCTGGTGTGTCACCAAAATAAGTTGATACACTATCGACCCCGTATTCCTTTTCTATCTCCTGTCTGATGTTACGAATATCTTGTCGATAGTTAGCCCATATAATAACTTTTCCATCTGTTTCAGCAAGTATATTCATTAATTCTTTTATACGATTATTTTTAAATGTCTGGATTTCTCCGTCTTCTCCTGTAAGATGCCCGCAACTAATTTGATGTAGTCGTAATAGTTGTGTCATTACAGTAGGCGCCGTAACCAAACCACCCTTCTCAAGTTCTGCTAAAGCAAACTCTTTCATTGTTGAATACGCTTTCTTTTGTTCGTCTGATAACTCAACAACTCTCTTCGTATAAACTTTAGGTGGTAGATCTAAACAATCTTCTTTCAATACTCTATAGGAATAAGGTTCTAATAATCCACTGAGCTCACCCAAGTTTCGGTAACCAACAACTTTATTAAAGATGTGTGTACCAACATTTGTTTTTACCTGAATGCAGTATCTACTTTTAAAACTGTAGTAAGAAGAAAATCCTAAGATCGCCGGATCAAGAAATTCACATTGTGAAAATAAATCAATCGGATCTTTTGTAACAGGAGATCCTGTTAGAATTCTTTTAAACTTCGCAAGTGTACCAAGCTTTAAAATATTTTTTGTTTGTTGTGCTTTTGGATTTTTTATCGTGGTGCTTTCATCTACCGCCATCAATGCACGATGACCATTTAGAAAGCGTTCCGCGAACCGTGCACCCTTAGTCGTACGAAGCGCTTCAACATTCATTAATAATATGTCGAGCGTCAGATCCTTCGGGTCCTTTATAATACTCTCTAACAATTCCTTCTCTGTCTTATTAGGAGTAGGTGTCCACGATACAACATAAGGTTCAACGTGATCAGGCAAGTGATTAGGTATTTCTTGTTTCTCCCAGTTACGATACACGCCCTTTGGTGCAATAATAAGAGCACCATTAATATAGCCTTGGTCATACAACATAGACATATTATCAATGAGAACTTTCGACTTACCTGTTCCCATTTCCATGAATAAACCATAGGATTCTTTCTCCCATGACTTTTCTAATGCAGTTTTTTGATGTGCGTACGGCACAGTTTTAAATGGATAATCCATAGTTTTCTCCTCTAGTTAGTAATTTTTCTTTCTAAGTATGCATTTAATGCTTGATTTATTTTTTTGCAAGGACTAAATGGAGAAAGAAGAAAGCTTATGACAGTTTATGTAGTACAAGAAAAACCAGGAGTAGATATGACAGATGCTCTTCGCTTTGGTGATTTCCAAGAGTTATTGCCAAGAAAAGATCAATTAATCATTAGTGCTAAGCCTGTTCTTTTTTCGCTTAAAAAAAAGTTAGAGAACTTTTCTGACGATGACTATATATTATGTCTAGGCGATCCATCCATCATTGCTGTGGTAGCATCGGTGGCGTCTAAAATGAATAGAGGAAAATATAAACTCTTGAAGTGGGACCGCATGGTAAAAAAATATTATCCCGTGGAGATAGACATCAACTAAATAAATATAGGAGAAAGCTATATGTCATTATTTGAAGATACGAAGAAAAGCATCGATGACTTTAAACAGTCAGGCGATGATCGATTACGAACTTTAGGAGAGCGTTGTGAGGATCTTGAAGAAGTACGTGAAGATATAAAGACAGCGAAAGCAAAACTAAAAGCTTTGGAAGAAGATCAATTCAAATTAGAAAATGAATCTATTCCAACATTGCTAGAGGAATTGAATATGAAGTCTGTCACACTTACAACAGGAACAAAAGTTTCTGTAGAAGAAGTGTATAAGGCACACATAAGTGAAGACAATAAAGCCGATGCGTTTGCATGGTTAAGAGAAAATGGGTTTGACGATATAATTAAAAATGATATTGTCGTGACCTTTGGAAGAGGAGAAGAAGACAATGCTACTGATTTGTATCAGAGATTGCGCGATGAAGGGCAAGCTCCAATACAGAAGAGCGGTGTTCATGCCTCTACCTTAAAAGCTTTTGTTAAGGAGCAAATACAAAAAGGTGTTGATTTGCCCCAAGACAAATTTGGTGTCTATGTAACCAACAAAGTGAAAATCACATAGTGAAACTTGAAAACTGAAAGAGGAAATTATGGCGAAGAATGCTATGACGACTAAGAAAGAAACAAAAGAGGTAGCACAGGTTATCCCTTTTGAAAACTTTGGATCAATGGGTTTTGATACTATTGATACACAAGACTACGCTACACCAAGGCTTAAAGCTTTGATGGCATTATCTCCAGAGGTACAGGATGAGACTGTTCCTGGAGCAAAGGCTGGCATGATATATAACAGCGTAACAGAAGAATTGTACAGTGGTGAAACTGGCATTCGTGTAATCCCTTGTGGCTTCGCAAGAGAATACGTTGAATGGTCTAACATCGGTACAGGATCTAATGCACCTGTTAATGTCTATCCCGCAACTTCAGATATTCTCTCACAAACAACGAGAGACAATATGAATAAAGATAGACTGGAGAATGGTAATTACATTGAAACATGTGCTAATCATTTTCTCTATGTTCTAAATGACAACGAG